GGATGCAGCGTCTTCTATCTTATTTAGCATATGCTCTTTTTGAGCCTCTGCCATTTTAATATGGCTAATTACGTCTCTGACTTTTCTGTCAATCTTAACCATATTGAGAGTATATCTACCCTCTTTAAGATGCTCCTGCTCCCATTCGAGATCCAGACCTCTCTTCTTCACGTAAAGGTCGTTTAGATGTTGCATCATGTTCTCCATCAATAACCTCCTCATAGGTTATTCGTTTTACCTTGGGATCGTTCATTTCTCCAAGATACTCCCATTTTATATCACCTTTTCCTAATCTGTCAATAATAGCGTTTTCTATGTCAAGCGGTGATTCGATGCAGGTTATATTAAAATCTGCGTACATTTGATATGCAGATATTTGGACTCTGAATTGTTTTGGGGACATTTTTCCTTTCTAAATAAAAAAGGGGGCGAAAATATGTTCGCCCCCTAAAATCAGATATTAAGCACCTGGTGATGCAAAGATACCTCTGAAGTCAGATACTCCAAATGAATATCTTTCTCTAGCTTTGTATCTTACGTTACCAGTATCGAAATCACCTTCCATCGCTGTTTTGATAGGAGATCTTTCGAAATACTTCATACCGTTAGGTACATCAGTGATAATGTAGAACGCATCAGTATCAGTTAAGAAATTATTGATTCTGTAGCCTTGTGGGATCATTCCCATTGAAGCTATTGCGTTGATGTCATTATCAGCTGTTCCTACTCTACCTTGTGTCTTCATCAATCTTTCAGCTGTGAATTGTAACTCACTAGGAATAATCATTTTTACTCCTCTTGCAGCAATTTTCAGACCTCTTTCGTCTGTTAATGCAGCAATGTCAATCAATGATTGCTCTAATGAAGTTTCATTCAAGTCCGCTGCTGTTGATAATGTATTTTTTACATTACCAGCAATTGTTGGGTGAGCAGTGTTAAACAAAGTTACACCGTCACCAGACGTGAAGCTTCCAGATGGTAGACCGTTAATTAACGGGCTAACAGCTTTTACTTGTTTAGTGTTCGCCATAGATCTAGCTAATGCTTTTGTATATCTAGATGAAAGTTGGTCGTACAAGTTATCTTCGATTGCTTCCTCAGTTATTGAAAAGGCAAGAGCAACAGTTTCGTGTTGGTATCTTGCAGTGTAAGTCTCTTGAGCGTTGTCAAAAGCTACACCTGAACCTTCTGGTTTAACTTGAGCTTGAGCAAATCCTGATAACATTACTTCCTCTTCAAACGCTCTGTCTGAACTTTCAGTAGTATAGATCTCAGCATGCTGATTCTCATAACGATTATATTCCAGGCCGAATAAGGCATTCAAACCTGGCTCTAGTTCTTTAACTAGTTGTCCTCTAGAAATGGCCATAGTTATCCTCCTTATACTCCATTTACGTTCATGTCTAACTCGTGTTCGTTTATTCTAACGATCCAATTCACGTTGGCAGCGCCAACTGTATTGTTTGATGGATCTCTAGATAAACCTAGGATCTGCAAAGTAGCAGATGAACCATTCGCTAAAGTTGAATCATTTAATTCAACTTGTGACACGAAGTCAGGTGAACTTCCAGCTGCGTACGCAATATCTGCAACATTAAAGATGTCAGTTTTTTGCGATGCGCTAGAGTTGTTTGTTTGTATTTCAAACCTTTCGTACGGATCGTCACTAACAAACCCAACGATATCAGTCGCTGTGTTTGATGCGTTTAAGTGATTCGCGAACGTAGGCTTGCTTGTTGTTGCGTCGGTAAAAAAGATACCACCCAAGGAACCTAGTATTGCTCCTCCTGCACCTGCAACTTCAATTGTTCCGTCAGATTTCATTTTGACAGGATCGTTGAAGTAGATAGCAGTTGCCGAAGCAGCTATATCATACTCGGATAAACCTTGGTTGTCTCTGTTTTGACCAACTTTACCAATTGGTTTTAGACCAAAAGGTGCGTCTTGATTAGTCGCCATAGTTGTCCTCCTTAGACATTGTTAGTTTATCCGGCGGACTTTGAATTGTTAAAAAATTAACTTTTCTTTGAGCCACCGAAGGTTGTCGAAGATTGACGATCAATATTGATCGGCATACTTCTATGCTGTTCCCTCATGAGATCGTTATCGACAGCTTTAACTTTGTCGTCATGCATTCTTTGGTAGTATTCATTTCTACCTTTTGCAATCTCTACGGGCACCCTAGCCAGCACTAGGCCACCAACTCCGATCATCCCCTTGTATTTGCCATCTTCAATAGCTGGGTAGTCTGAATCTGGATATTCGTCAGCTCTTACAAGCTCGTATCCGGACCTTAGTCTTCCTGCAATATTTTTCGTATCTTGGAATCCTAATGATTCAGCCCTTAGCCATCTATGTTGAAATCCTGTTGGCGCAGGGGGTGCATCTAAAGATGATGGTGGAGTCCAAGGCTTTGCTTGTTCTGGTGGTTTCACCATTGAAGCTTGTGATTCAATTTTTTTATCGTCACTTTTAACCTGACTCGCACGATTGTCGGCTTTTATTTTATCATTACTCATATCTCTTACGCCTCCTTAGTCGTGAGTTTTGCTTTTTGTTCAGCATATTTATCGAGTGGCACACCTAATTTTTTAGCAATTGCTACCTCAGACGGTGTGAGTCTTTGGGTTTTGCGACCAGATCTGCTACTACGCGTTGCTGATGCAACAGTTTGAGTAGGCTTAGTCGTTTCTTCATCCTTTTTAACAAATTTGTGGGGAAATTCAAGAGCTATTCTTTTGTCAATTTCAGAATAATATTCCTCTGATTGATTAACAGGATCGTACCCTTCTTCCTCTACTAATTGTCTATGGATTGCTTTGGCCCCTTCGGTCATAACCAAATCTTTATTAAACCAGGTATTTTTTTCCGCCCATTCTTGGGCTTTTGGATCTACCCTTCTAGGTATTTGTTGATTTACTTCTTCTGCTTGTTGTTCAACAGGTTTTTCTTCAACAGCTTTTTTAGATTTTAAATCATTAAGCCTTGCCTCTTCATACCCTAATCTTGATATCTCAGCTTGAGCAGAAACTTCATCTTTAAGATTATTTTCTTCTCTGGCTTTTGCTAATTTAGCAACAGCAGCTTCCATACTAGATTTTACTCGGCCCTCCATTTCAAAAACATAACCTGTATCTAATTTAGCTAATCTTGATTTTAATTTTTCTTGCTCTTCTAAAACACCTCTTGCATAAAAAGTTGCAGCTTCTTCTCTACGTTCTGCCTCTCGCATTTTTTTAGTTAACTTTGCGATTCTTCTTTTTACCCCTTCTGAGTATTCTTCTAATTCTTTCTTTTGCTCTGGCTCTTTCGTTTCTTCGCTAGTTTGAACAGCAGGCTGCTCACTAGGTTTCTCAGCTGAGTCTGTGGACTCAGTATTGTTTTCAATAGTTTCATTTTTATCCTCCTTAATTTCTGGTAATTCTACCTCAACTTCCGGTCCGGATGTATCTATGTCTACTGTCTTTTTTTCTTCTTCTGGCATAGCGCTCTCCTATGTTAAAATTGATGAAATATATCTTCGGGTTTTTCGATGGTTGCTAAAACTTCATCATCATTTAGCAATCTTACTTCCCCGCCATCGATCTGAATTCTAGATCCAGCGTATCTTGCAAAAATAACCCACTCGCCTTTCTTGCACCAAGGACCTTCTGGATATCTATCTTTGTCATAACAGTGTGGTCCCATTTCTAAAACGAGTCCGCATGTTGATGCTACTTGTTGCCTTTCTAAAGTATCTTGTCCCAAGAACAATCCTCCTTTAGTTTTTTCCGGCATTTTAAAAGGCAGAACTAATAACCTCCACCCAGTGGGTTTAGGTAGTTTAGCTGTTTCTTTTGTTTTTAAACGATCGTAAGCCTCAGTTTCTTTTTTATCTTCTTCTTTATATTTTTCTTCTAAAGCTAATTTAATCTTTGGTGGCGTCGAACTTGACGACATTGGTTGGGTTGGTCGTAACTTCATTTGTTGGCTCCTTCTTTTTCAGCAGGTTAGAGATATCCTGTGATATTTTATAATAAGCATGCGCTTGTCCTAATAGATACTTGTATTTCTCCATATTGTCAACACCTCCACTTATCATGCTGTCTCCTACATTTTGGTAAGAGTCTTTTAAGTTTTTTTGTATCTTACTTATTATTTCTAGTTCTTCTAATAGCATCTTTGCCTTTCTTAAATATAGCAGCGACTTTATTTTTTTTCATAACTTTGGCGCGCTGTTCACCAACAGTTAAGATTTGGATTTTCCTCGCAAACGGCTTTGAAATCTTTTTAACTTTCGCAACAGTTTTCTTAGCGTCGGCCGGAGTCGCAAACTTAATTTTGACAGTATCTCTTGGATTTTCATCTGTATATAATCTTCTTCCTGAACCTTTTGGTTTTTTACCTGTTCCTACTTTCGGATCTGACATATTTTTCTCTCCAATAATTTTTTCTTTCTAGAAATCTAATTCTTTTTTCTAAAGCTTCAATACCAAATATTTTTTTAAAAAAAGTGATTAACATTTCCATCTTCTACGGGCCTGTCTTAGTCTTGAGTTAGGATCTCTCGCAGCTTTAGGAAATTTTTTCATTTGACCTGCACTTCTCGCGCAGAATGATTTACGTCTTTTAGCAGCTTTAGATCCTGGTTTGACTTTGCCAGTGACCGCTGTTTTTAGTTTAGAGCCAGGATTTAATCTTCTATAGGCTTTGACCCCAGCTTGTGTCATACCTGCTCCAGATTTTGTCGATCTAAAGTTCTTTTTGTTTCTAGGTGGCATACCACCTTTTGCCATTAATACTCTTTGCTCTAGCATTAAATCATTCCTTTGTAATATTTAGCGTATGACGGATTAGATAAATTTACTCCTCCGTAATCACCTTTTATACTACGACCAAAGTACGGAGTGTTAGTAGAACCCGGTCCACCCGCAGCTTTTCTTTTTCTGTTTACAATTGTTTTAACGTTAGTTGGTTTAGGTCCTGTATTACCCGCTGCTCTTTTTCGTTTGACAGCACTCGCCCTTTGCGAATCGGTCATCCGTGTGGCTTTGGCAAGTGGGACGCATTTCGGATACTTTCGTTTCGCATCTGCTTTTTGTTTTGAACGGCCACATTTTGCGAATGAACCATCCTTTTTCTTGGAACCAATGTCTACCCATTTTTGTTTGAACCATTTATCAAGACCGTTTTTAGCCATAGCATTACGCGTACATTTTAGTTTTTTTACGTCTATTTTTCATGATAGCACCGCAACCTCTTGCAACACCACCTTTACTTTTTTGTTCTCTTGGTATTACACCTCTACCTATTAAGATATCTGCTTTTGTAACTTCTCCATCTTTATTAAGATCAGGAAAACCGCCTGCAGCCATTATTCTTCCACCCATTGCAGATGGTTTACGACCTTTGAAATCTTTTCTTTTCACGCCAGAAGGATCTTTAATTTTACCTGCACAAATTTTGCTAGCGTATGCATTTGCATATGCTGACGGATAAACACGAAATTTTCTTTTCGCCGCTGCTTTACCTCTTGGACATAGTTTAGTCATTATTTCCTCGCTGTTTGTTTTGCACGTTTAAAGTCAGATGATTTTGGTGCACCTTTAT